TTCAGCCCTTAAGTCACGCAAGTTTGCATCGGCTACTACTTTATCGTCACTTCTGTTTTGCCAGTTAAATTCAGCACCATTCATAATGTCTTCAATAGGAATTAAAATGTTACGCTTACTTGCTAACTCACTTCCAGCATAACCGTATGTAATTTGCTTACCGTCATAGTCATCACAAGCGGCTTCATACACCACATTTGCTTGCTCTTCAGCGGCTACTGCCTGAACATAAAGAGCAGTCTTGTTGTTTAATACAGCGAGAAGTGCTGGGTCTTTAACCAGGGTGGCTACTGCTTCTTGTGTAAAGAATGATGCTGGGGCTACTGCGTAGGAACCTCCATTAAGAGGTTTGTAGTTCAAAGTAGAACAAGCACCACCAGTCCATTCATAGAACCAAGCGTCAATAGCGTAAGATTTTCCACCAGTAAAGGAGAACATTCCTGTGCTGTTTGCTCCACAACCCTTTAGCGACCAGTCGTTGATTACCTGAGTTCCGTTGATAGACATGTAGAAACCATCATCAGCAGGAGCCTGGAAGTAGACCTTAGTTGTAGTTGGGTAAGTTATGTAGCCACGGTAGTGAAGCATGATGTAATCAGAACCACAACCAGCAATGTCGCCACCGCCCCAGTTAGCGTCAATGTTGGTTACCGTGATTGTTTTACATTTAGTGTAAGTAATGTCAGACCTTGAAGGCGGGTTACCATTACGGTTAATACCTGTGTAAACATCGACCTTCAAACCAGGAGTATTACCAGTGCCACCAACATTGATTAACTTAGTGTCATAGTCATTCTGTGCCTGATTCATAGCGGCTTGAGCGTTATCAGCGTTCTGCTGGGCTACTGCGTAGGAATCATAAGTGGAATCCACGACATCAGCAGCAGAATTTACTTCGGCTATTGCCTGAGCGACTACTGCTTCAGCAGCCTGAACATCAGCAAAAGCCACGTCATAATCAGCCTTCTTACTGTTGTAATCAGAAATAGCAGCCTCTAAAGCATCCTTTGCTTCGGTAGCAGCAGTTTGAGCAGAGTTAAGTTGGTCAGCCTGAGAGTTGGACGAATTAGTCCAACTATCTAGGTTAGCCTGTGCGTTGTCTAACTGATTCTGAAGGTCTTGTATCTTCGACTGTGCTTCAGCAACCTTTTGGTTGTAGTCAGTTGTGCTGTCAGCCATAGCAGGGCTAGACAAGCCAAATAGAAGGAATAGCGATGTAAGGGGAACGAATAGTACTGCGAATTTACGCAGACCACGCATTACTTAGTCTTCTTAGTCTCTGCTAAAGCGGCTTCGGCTGAACTTGCAAACGCAATGTTAATTTCGTCATCGTCAAGTTTTCCGTCTACAACATATGCACGAGCCAAAGACTCAGCAACTTCCATGATGCCAACGAAAGCAGCAATCAAAGCAGACTTCCATAGTTCAACTCCACCGATAGAACCAGCGGCTAGAACAGCACTAACTTTTAGGATAACAAGAGCAATAGTTCTCTTGAAAATCATTAGGACAAGTTTCATTTAAGACCTCTCATTTGAAGGAATAAAACAGATTGTTTACAAATGAGGCAAGAAATTATTTACAAGAATAGATTACAGGATTAAGATTTAAAAATCTTAGTAAGCGGCTGTGCCACCAACAGATTCACCAGTAGGAACATCTCCAACACCAGTACCAACAACTCCACCGCCAACTTTTTGCATTGACTCTTCCGACGGAGTTCCGACAGTTGCACCAGTCGTAGTGCTCATTGCACCATAGCCAGATAGACCACCAATAATTCCTGGGTACTGTGTCCAGAAAGCACCGTACCCGTTGTAACCCATACGAGGGTCGCCAACACCGTAGAAACTGTAAGAGCCTCTTGGACGAATACGGCCATTAACTCCACCATACTGACCAGTGACTTTTTCAGGTGGGTATTGTGACGCCGATAGAGGGGCAGTCATTAATACGCCTCAGGTCCTTCAAACTTCTTTTCATAAGCACCAGGAAGGTCGGAAGCGTTTACTGAGCCTGACTCTGTTTTAGCGTCGTTAGCCCCAAACGGTCTAGCGTCCTCAGTAGGCCCCTCATTGTAGGCACTCTGGTTTCTAATCTGGTTATTGCAGCATCCGATACACATACCAGTAGTATGACACAAAGAGTAATCCCCGCCAGCCTAAACTGACGGGGACCAAATTAAACAGTTGGTATTACTCGTACAAACCTTATCTGGTTATTTTTGTAGTCAGATAAAGGTTGAATGATTGTTGAGTCTGCACCGTAGTGGGCATTGATAATTTTTCCATTGCCTATATAAATGGCGGAATGGTAGAAAGACTTGTAGCCATTGTATGCAAATACAACAATGTCTCCAAGTTTAGGCTTAGACACTCTAGTGCCTATGTGTGCTTGTTTATCAGCGGAGTGCGGTAGTTCGATACCGAATCGTTCATAGGTCCAACGGACCATACCCGAACAGTCCCATCCACGGGGACTAGAACCAGAAAACACGTAAGAAGTTTTTCCTACACGAGTCTTTAGGTACTTTACTACTTTTTTCATCTGAGCAGTATTGCGTTTGCTTTTAGTCTCTTTAATCAGAGTCTGCGTGCCAAACGTTTTTACGTTAACAGTTGTTTCTTTTACGGTGTTGCTAGGTGTTACTGATGCGTTCTGTGAATCTGCGATTGACGTAGATGCAGAACAACCAGCGAGAGTTAAAATTACGCTGGCAGTTATTACGTACTTTTTCATTTAGCGACCTTACCTTTCATTTCTTTAGTACTGGGGTCGTTTATTGTCGAAGTGACATTCACTATTAAGTTATGGGTAAAACCTTAGCACAAAAACTAGGGGGTGTCCTCATCTGAGGCAGTTAAGTAAGTTAACAAATCAGGATTGTCTTTGAACGCCATTAGCAACGTTTCTTCGTACATCCCAATGAAATAGTGCTCTGTATCCTCAAAGTTTAACTTTGGTGCCATCTTACTTCCAGTAAAGAAAGTAAAACGAATAGCGTGAAGAATCTCATGCATTAGCACTTGCCGCTTACGACTGTCAGAAGCATCTTTATCTAAAACAATCATGTTACGGCGTTCCATAGTGTAGCCATAGTTATCTTCATACAACATGCCGTCTTCTTTAGAAGTGTGTTCTACGATAGTCCAAACTTGAGTCCCAAGTCTAATTGTCTTAGGTATCATTAGTCAGAGCCCCATCCAGAACCTTTAAAGGTTATTGAAGGCACAGCAAAAACTCTGTGCATATCTTTTGCACACTCTAAGCATTTAGGTGCTTTAAGTTCTTCATCAAGCGAAACAAGTTGACTGACAGTCTGCTCACAAGATTTACATTCAAATTGATAGGTCGGCATTAGAACACCTCATCAGTTTCAAAATCTATCTTAGGGTCGCCCAAATCTTTCAACTTCTTGGCGTATTTCTCTGTTGCTTTAACTAGAAATTCTTTAACCTCTAGCCGACGTTGTTCTAAATATTTCTGTGTATCAGCGTACTCAGAATCAGACAGTTCTTGTTTGTGTTGGTCAATGATTGCAATAGCCTTGTCTAACTGCTCTTGCATCATTGCGGCCTTCAATTGCTCTTTCTGAAACACCATCTCAGCATGAGCGAGACTCTTATTAATCTTCTTGTTGTTCATACTGCTCCAATTTGTAAAGTGCTGCTGCACGTCTATAGGTACGCTTACGGTGGCAATTTGCACAGACTATTTCACATTTAGTTATTTCACTGAAGATTTTCCATTTAGCCGAAGCATTATGAATCATCTCAGAAATGTGGGTGACCTTCTTACCGTTAACATGGTCAAAGTCCATACAGTAGTAAGGATACTGCACACCGCAGTCCATACATGGGGTATCCTCTTTAAGTTTTCGGACATCCACCTTGATGGCTTGCATACGGGCTTTCTTAGAAAGCCTCTGCTTATCTGCGTTAGCCTCACGGTTCTTATGGTAGTTCTCACGGGCGTATTCCCTAGCACAAGGCTTGCAATACGATTGAATCTTATTTTTGCCTTTGCTGTTGAACATGTCTAAAGCCAGGGCCTGTTTGCAACGGTTACATTGTTTCATGTTTATACTCTAGTAGAAAACCCCCCGTATTGCTACGGGGGGCTTAGGACTACTTGACAGGGATAACCTTAGGCTTTTTCTCTTCAGGTAGGTTCTTGTTGAACTGAACTGTAAGCATACCATTCTCAAGTAGAGCATTGGTAACTTCCCAGTATTCGGCGATAGCAAGAGATAGTTTGAAATTACGGGTAGCAATACCCTGATAAACAACATCACCTTGCTGCTTGGCTTCTTGTTCGCCTTCAATGGTGACTACAGAGTCCTGTACGGTTACAGACACTTCGTTCTTACTGAAACCTGCAACGGCTACGTTAAGTAGCGTCACATCATCTTTCAACGCCACGATGTCGTACGGCGGATAAGAAGGCTTGTTTTGAGTGATTTCCTTGAGTTGGTCAAGGAGTGGTGACCAACCAATAGATAGGCGGTCTAGGCGAGGAAATAGGTCATTAATGGTGATGACCTTAGGGATGTCATATCCCTTGTGTTTTTGCATCTTGCTTTTGTCCCATGGTTCATATGGGTTCTTGTGCTTATCCCATGGGTCGTTATAGTCATTATGACTGATTTTCATGTTGTCTCCTTAGACGACAACTGTGCTACGCTACTAATTTCACGTGCATTACACTACCATTTTCACATCAAAAATTTTGCATTGTAATGCAATGTGAACGAACGGTTACATCTGTAAATGTGAACGTTCGGTTACATTACTGCCCGTAGCACAGTGTTTATTTACGGTACCCAATTGGCGTACCTAACAAGATTGTATCAGAGACTAAACTTCTCTGCAAGGATGTTTGTGCAAGTTTTGCAACCTTTACGAGGACTTCCCTCATGGATAGCCGCATCTGCACCTTTATGACCATAAATACGGACATTCTCAGGGGAAACCGCATCAGCCAAGGCTTCACCTTCTAGAGAAGGATTGTTCTTAACTTTTTTGGCTGTAGTAGGAACTTTAACTTCTAAGATGTCATCACCATAATTGGCTTGTGGTTCACTAGAAATAAAAACGCCCCTAACTCTTTTGCCACCCATTAGCCCACTTAGACTAGGCTGTAGCCCACCAGCAAGGATACCCGCTGTGTTATCTGGGTGGGTGCTGTGGTACCCCAGTGTGAAGTGTTCATTTCTACCCATTTAACTCTACACCATTTGTTTTATAGTGTTTTGCTAATTTTTTAGCGGCATCTTCACCAAAAATGTTGTGAACAATATGAGTATGTAATTTAGCAAATGCCCAGTTATGTCCTGGATGGCTTCCAAATTCACCATTATGAAGAATAGTATGAGTAAGTTCGTGAGTAAGTTCTCCCTTACTCATGTGAGTTCCTCCAACTTTAGGGTTTACAATAATTGGACCACTAGGACCCGTTGCCATCATACCTATACGTTCGCCACGTCTGCCTTCGGCATCTCGCATAGTAAGTTTTTTATTGAATATAATGCTTTTATCAGAAAAGTTTTTTCTAACTTCATCAATATTCGGTAAATCATCCAAACTGGAATGATGAATTACAGATAGACCAAATTTTCTAGCCTGTTTTATATTTAGCAATTTTGACGCTTCTGGTGTATTTTTAGACCAATCATATTCTGATTGATAGATAGCGTCTTGATGTGCGTTAGAGTTTATTGGTTTAGACGTTCCTAATAAGTGTTGATGTTCTGGTCCAACTCCAGCAGCAAAATGTTCTGCGTTATTTCTACCCATTACTTAACCTGCTTCACTACACGGAAACCTTTTTTACTTTTAACGTTTTTAAACTCTTCTTGAGTAGCATCCTCTGTTTCACCAATAGGTTCTACTTGATAAACTCGTGGAGGATTTTCTTTTTTAAACTCGTCATATTGCTTTCCGCCAGGAGTATTCCAGTCAGGATTCACCTTCTTTAAGTCTTCCCAAAGGAAAGGTACGGCTTGGTGTGCTCTACGGTTAGCGTAATCAATGTCTGGAGTAGCGTAAGCATAGTTGTCTTGCGTTCCAGGATTAACAATGTCACCCTCTTTAAAAGGGTGTGCAGTCCCATGAAATAGGGCACTTGCTTGGAAT